TGGGTTAGATGCTAATAACATAGCATAAATTTGTGAGTCATCATTAGATAGTACATTTCCATCTGATGTAGGTATTATAATTTCAGGCCCTTCTTCTCCTACAACATAAGGTTTACCTTGTTCTACTGGGCCACCTCTTGCTTTAGCTTCTAATGTAGAATCCCATATAGTATAACCAAATAATTTAAAGCCACCTACTTTATTAATTTCTTTACTATCAATCATGTCTTGAATAACTTTTTTATAAAGTCTATTTCCTACTTCAATTTTTTGACCTTTTTTCTCAGCATTTTTAATCATAGCATTTACTTTATTTTGAACTTTAAATGCAATATCTTCTACTGCTTGTTCGTAAGATTCACTTTGATTTCCTGGTTTTGCTTTTCTAAGCATAGGTGCAGATATATTAAATGTGCCTAATACATCTTTAATTTTATTTGTTTGACCTTCAGTAACTTCAGTAACATCAGATTTAGCTGATAATCTATCTTTAAATTCTTTTGATATATTTGCAGACTTAACAAAGTTATCTAATATACCTTGGTTAATTGTTTTACCATTAGCTGATGATTGCATTAATGCTAGTCCTAAACTAAATGCAGGGTTAGCCATAAGTCCTTCAAAGCCACCTTTATCTTTCCAATTAGCTGATGCTTTATCAAAGTCTACACCTGCCATGTTAGATAGTTTTTGCATAAAGCCCATATCTTCAGCTTGTTTAACACCAGTACCACCTTGTGTAATAGGGTCTGTTAAAGGTGTTTTATTAGTTGCATTTATTTGTACATTATTAATTTTATCAGATTCATTTTTTGCAAATTTTCTATCTAAATCTGAACCAGGTATTGCATTATATATATTACTTCCTACTTTTTTAAGATTATCCATAGTAAATGGAGGATTTTTAACAAATGGAGATTCACTTTTTCTATTTATTGTAGCATTAATTCCACTACTTTGAACACCACCAGCAGTATCTAATGTACCACTACCTTCATTGTTTGGAAGATAATCTTCAAAACCATCGCTTTGACTTTGATTATCTTTTTTCCAATCATTCCATATATCTAATAAACCCATTATAATATTCCTCTATCTAAATTTTTTGTTTTAAGCCAGTCGTAAAATGGACTATCATTTACAGCTAGTAATCCTACTTGTCCTTTATTATTTAATGTTTGTGAAACTTTAGTTTTAGCATTTGCATAAGCAGTTGCAAAATTAAATTGTTGAGTATTACTTCCAATGCTATTATACCATTGAGCTGCTTGTGATGCTTGTTGTTGTGTTCCACCAATAATATTAGCAGCTTGAGGTGTTAATTGATTTACAGCATCTCTTTCACCTTCACTAGCATTACCAGTTAAAAAACCACCACCATAATTAAATCCACCAGAACCATCAGGATTATATTTAATTGTTTTTCCTGTGTAACCTAAAACTTCTAATGCTTTATTATTTTTATAATTATCTGTAATGCCTTTAAACATACTACCAATAACACCACCAGATTTTATAGCTGTACCTAAAGGATTTTTACTAAAATCATCTGCAAAAGTTGTATTTGTTTCATCTATTGATGAAGTATATTTGCTATATTTAGTTTGATCTTTAATGTTATTAAAAGCTAAATCTAAATTATCTAAAACAAAATCTGTTTCAATATTAGATAGTTTACTACCTTTTAAATTTGAATTAGATAATGCTTGTAATTGATTTAAAGTTTTAGCTTTGGCTTTATCACTAACATCTGGTGAATCTAAATATGCACCTAAATTAGCTGTTTGATATTGTTCTGTAGTGATAATACCTGATGTTTGTGTATAATCTGTTAAACCTGTTTTTGCATTATAAGTAGCATCTGTTATTGTACCTACTCCCATAGCATCATCCATTTGACCTAAAGAAGTTTTATAATCTTGTAATTTTTGTTCGTTTAAAGCTTTTACAAAACCTGGATCTGTAACATTGTTATTATCATTATCATTTGAAGATGGTGTAGATGTTGTTGGTTCTCCATAATAACCAGATCCTGTATCAAATCTTGAATGACCATGATCTGAACCTTGGTTATTATTACCATGATTACCACCTGGATCTCCATTGTTTGAAGTACTTCCACCACCACTATAATTTCCCCCAGATGATTGTCCACCTGCTGGGCCTGAATTACTAGATGAGCTTGATCCTCCATGATGTCCTGGCATTTAAATCCTTATATAATTATTGCTATAACTAAAATAACAACAGCTACTGCTATTGCTTTTTTATGTTCTGCCACAAAATGTGGTATATGTTCTTTTAAGTTCATTATAATAGTCCTCCTAATAATCCACCTAAACCACCTATTGCTGCTCCTGTCATAGCTCCAGGTGCTCCACCGAACATATATCCCATACTTGCTCCTGTCATTGCTCCACCTGCAGCCATACCAAGTTTATTTGGTTCTGGTGCTGTTGTTGTTGCTTGTTGTGTAGGCAATCCATAAGCAATAGGAGCTACAGTATTATAGTACTGAGCTAATGATTGTTGAGGTGCCATTTGTTGTTGTCTTTGTATATCTTCTAAAGCTCCACCTACTGCTGTTAAACTAGGTACTCTTTGAGCTGTAGATAATTGTCTATTTCTTTCTCTTTCTAATTGTTGAAAAGCAAAAGGCATAGCTTTATCTGCTACTTGTCCTATTACAGCAGATTGAGCTCCCATACTTGTAGGTGTTCTTCCTGCTCCACTAAACTGTCCTGCAACACTAGAATAAACATCTTTACCAGCTTGTGCAATCATAGGAGATAAGAATGGATTGGTATACTGGCCTTGGATAGTATCTAATATTTGTTGGTTAGCAGCTCCTGCCATAGTTTCAGACGCAGCTAAACCTTGTAAAGTTTGTTGTGTGGGTGCTACATACCCTGCAGCTGTTGGGCCTTGATTATATATAGTTCCAGCTTCAGATATAATCTGATTCAATGCTGGTTCTGCTGGTGCGTAAGGGTTAACTTCAGTACTTTGTACAGTCTGTCCCCCTCCTCCTCCTGATGACATAATTTATTTCTCCTTTTTCTTTTCTAATAATATATGACTTTCTTTATAACCAAAAGGTTTTAGAACTTTCTTCCACCCAGGTCTTGCAATTAACTCTAATAAATCACATTTGTTATGCCATGCAAATTCTTCAATGTGTTTTATTAAATGTTGCCATTTTTCACGATGCTTACCAGTCATAATTTTAATATTAAGACATCGTTGTAATGGTCTTTGTATTATTTCAGTAACCACTGTTCCATAATATGTTTTATTATCTTGATCCCAAAGAATCCATAGTTGCATCTTATCTTCTAAGATCCATTTTCTAATGTGGTCTGCCAAAGCATATCCATTAGATCTAGCAAGTGCGTTAGCAATATCTTCTATTACTAATGGCCAGGCAGATTCTACTTTATCTTTTGGTATAAAAATTAATTCGATCACGTTATTTCAAGGTATGATACCACAATGTGCAGCTGATTTCCAGCAGACGATTGTGCTTTAAGTATCTCCCCTGAACTAAGCACTAAAGGTTGAGTAAGTAATTCTAATGTTTGTTTAGAACTAAATGCTTTATCTTTGTATAAGTTAAAAATATCAGATCCATTAACTAATGTTAATGTTAATGAAGGCGTACTACCTGCATTTTCTGATGCTATTATAGATTTTACAATAACTGTAGATCCACTTGCTGCTGTTATTACAGAAGTAAGATTAGTATTAATTAAATCTACTTTAGCGTTTTTGTAATTATTAGCCATAAAACTCTTTTGGTGTTATCTTTTTTCTAGGCATTAGAAATTGTAAAGTCTTTCCATTTCAGCTTCAGTCAAAACTCTGTTGTAAATTCTGAAATCAGCAAGTGTAGCATTACAGCCTCCAATATCTCCAGATCCAGGAGATGAGGCATGAGCACCAATAGATGCTGTTGCACCACTAGCATTAGATGTACTTATTCCAGATAAAGTTGTAGACCAGTTTGATACTCTGTTTCCAGAGCCATCAAGATAGTAAGCCGAAACTGTTTCGCCAGACATTGTGTAAAAAATTCTAACCCAAGTACCAGTTGAATAAATTACATTTCCTTGATTGTCATAGTCAGCACCACAACCCATAAATCCCATTTTGTTGCTACCACATCTAGCATTAAATGTTCCTTTTGAACCACTAGAACAAAAACCAAATCCAAATATGTAATCGTTATCATCAAGACTTGCATTAGGTTTAACCCAGCAAGTAATCGTTCTGTCGTTTGTTCCAGTAATAATCGTTGCAGTTGGTAAATGAATATAGCCATCACTATCTGGAAAAGATGTAACTGTTCTGCTTCCAAGAGGTGTTCCACTATCTGTGCTTTGCGAAACTGTGCCAGAGCCATACTTTACTCCAGTATGATTATTGCCTGAGCTGTCTGTTAAGTAAGCATCTGCATAGTAAGCAATAAGACCATTACCTAAAGTATCATTTTGAGTTATGTAAGAAAATGCTCTGTCTGCTGTTTTGCCATTTGCTGTTGCTCTTAAAGTAAAACTGTTCGTAGTGTCTGAGCTTACATCTGTCGGATTGCCAGAAATAACACCAGTTGAGCTGTTTAAAGATAATCCAGCTAATGAACCAGATTGTAAAGAATAAGCTACTGTATCACTATCGGCATCTGTTGCTGAAACTGTAAAATGATTTCCAGTAGCATCTTCTAATATTGATCCTAAAGAACCACTAGCTGTTTGCCATGATGGAGAAGTATCTACATTAATTTGAGTAGCAAGTGTGTTTGCTAAACCAGAAGCATTTGTGACTTTAACACCATAAGGCTCTTGTGCATTTAAAAATGATGCTTTAGGAGCAACTGCTGTAATTTGAGTTTCACTATTTACTGTCACAGTAGAGGCATTAAAATCTGTTCCCGAATTTCCAACAAAAGTCACAGTAGCACCAGATGCAAAACCAGTACCAGTAATAACTATTGTTTGATTTCCTCCAGCTTGACTATCTACTTCTGTGACATCTAAAGACGAAACTGCTGGTGGCGCATCAATAACTTTAAAACCAGTACCAGTATAATATTCAGCTAATCCAGATGTAGTATTAAATCTTAATTGACCTTGTGTACTACCTCTTTGAGCAGTAGTACCACTAGCTACTTTAGTACCTTCAGTACCAGTATCGCTTATGTTTTCAAATGATACATCAAGATTAGAACCAGCAATTTTTCCATTTGCTGTACTTAATAAATTTGCTATATCTCTTGCTTTTGTCATTTAATATTTCCTTTTTAAAATTTTGTAGGCTAGATATTTCTACCTAGCCTTTAAGTTTATAATACTATTGTATTAGCTTCGTCTTCAGTTAATGCTTCTCCTGCAATTAACTTTGCTTTAGCACTAGCTTTTAAATCTGCTTTTTCATTAATAATTTGATAAGCATCTTTATCATTTACACTATTTGCAATATCAGTTTCTCTTTGTGTTAATTCTTCAGCAGTTAAATCAACTACTGTTTCCTCATTTGTTATTGCATCAATTATTATTTTTTTCATATTATCTCCTTATTTAAGTCCATAAACTGTAATTTTATATCCAGCAAAATTATGACCACCATTAACCATAATTCTAACACCTCTAGTAACACTTGATTGTCCATATCTTCCACCACCAACAAATGCAGCATCATAATTACCATTTGGATCAAAAACTTTTGCAGTTAAAGAATAAGTATGCTCTGCGTTTAAATGCATTTGACCAAAAGTTAATTCCCAAATATTTGGATAAGGTTCACTAGCATTAGACAGATTCCAATTACCTAATCTTGCTGAACTTCTATTATTATCATATCCATTAACAGAAGCATTATTATTTCCCGCTGAATGGTAGTTTCCACCAAAATTACTTACATAATAACTTCCACTAATTTCAGAACCACTACCATCTAAATATCTCATTTGTAGTTCTCCATGGTTAGAACCTACACAAAATGCATCTTCTATTATAATTTTATATCCTCTGTAAGTTGATGAAAATATATTATCTAAATCTATATTTGCGATTGCAGAAGAATAATCTGCTGCAAGTATTTTAACAAAGTCAGAAGATACTGTTCCATATTCTGGAGCAGTTGCACCACTATTCATTTGTAATACTTGACCTGCTGTACCTTTAGGTAGTCTTTGTAATCCACTTCCATCTCTGTAAAGTATATCACCTTGTGTAGTTAAAGTTGATGTTAAGTCAGTTCCATTAGTACCATTAGTACCTGCTGAACTCATAATATTCCAATAAGCTGTTGCGTTGCCTACTGCATTTCCTGTTGATGCCTGAATACAAACATAACTATTTCCACCTGATGAAACTACGTCATCAACAGCGTAGGTTGTGCCATTATTATAAGCACCCTTCCAGTTAAATTTGATAGCACCCAGATTTATTGTTGCCATATTTGTTTCCTTATATTGTTGATATTAAATTGCCATTTGAATTAATGCTAAAGACAAAGCCTGAAGCACTAAATAAAACATCATCAAAGTTGGCATATTGACTTTCAGTGATGTTATCTTGACCTTTGTTAGTCGTAATATATCTCATATTATTTAAAGCAGGTGTTGGTGTATTCGCTTGTCCACCCATTGCTGAATGTGAACTGCAATAATAATATAATGTTGGTGCACCTGTTGCAACAACAATTGTTACTTGTGTTGAACTATTGTGAGTTACACCAGTTGTGTATTCTGATCCACTTGCGTGTGTTCCATTTGAAGTAGTTGAAAACTTAAATGGGTGAGCTGAAGGATAATTAAATACATAAGTATTACCTTCGTATAATTCTAAAGTATCTTGTTGAACACCTTCTATAAAGTATTTATTTGAACCACCAACTGAAGAAACTGTTACAGTTTTAACTAAAGTTGAACCAACATAATACTTTTCAAAACCATATACTTCAGCTGAACTTGCTGCTGCAAATTCTAATGCATTAGCTGCTGCATTTACAACTAAAGCTTGTCCTGCAGTACCAATATTAGATAAACCAGTTCCACCTCTAGCTGTTGGTAGAGTTCCTGAAGTTATTGCAGTTGCTGCTATACTTGCAACACTAAATGTACCAAAACCAACAATATATAATATATCGCCAGTTGCAGCACCTGATGCTAAAACTACTGAAGATCCATTAGATGCTGTGTAATCTGTAGGATCTAAATGTACACCATTAAGATAAACATCTATAAATCCTGAGTCATATGCAAGAGAATTACCATCTGCATCATTACCAGTAAAAGTTGTTTGGTTTGATGTTGCTACGTATTTAAATCTAGCAGATGTTCCATTTACTGAAGATCCAGCATTTTGCCATCCAGAACCTCCATATACTTTTAAAGTATCTGAGCTCGTATCAAAATAAAGGTCTCCAGAATTTAGTGAACTTGTGGGAGCTGATGATGCAATTCTATATACTTCTGCAAAGTTATTAATAGAACTTAAATTACTTACAGCAGTTGTTACATTTGCAGAGTTTGATGCTAATGTATTTAATCCACTTATTGCTGCAAGTGTGTTCATATCAGATACAGTTTGAGCTGTACCCAAAGTATTCATATCTGCTACAGCATCACTTGTTCCAAGTAATCCTATTTGAGTAGCTTTTGCAGCTACAGTTGTTACTTCTGTTGCTTTAGGAATAAGTCTAACAAAAGTGTAAGTATTTAATGTAGAAGTTGTTTCTACTAAAATTCCAAAACCTGCAGGTAAAGAAGCATTAGCTCCACATCCATTTAATGTAACTGTTGAGTTTCCAACAGTACCATTAGATATAGATACTACTCCTGAACCATTAGCTGTATGTGATGATCCTAATGTAGTAACACTAACAATAGTTCCTGCAGCGTTATTTACATCTGGGTTAGCGTTAGGAAAACTTGTTTCATTTGCTACTGGAACAAATCCTCCAACATCATCTACTAAATCTATAATTCTTGCGTCAATTGCTGCAGTTGTAGCAATGTGAGTATCTCCAGCTGACCATGTATTACCTGATGCAATTGTTTCGCTTGAATCTTGTCTAAAATATCTAGCATCAGAACCAGCTGTAGTTAATAATGTAACTTCGTCTGGTGTATGTCCTGCGTGTTCAGCAGCTGTAACTAAAACTGCATCTGCTATCTTAGCAGCAGTTATTGCATCATCTGCAATTTTTGCTGTAGTAACATTAGCATCTGTAATTTTTATTGTAGTGATTGCATTTGTAGCTAAGTCATCAGAACCTACAGCTCCATTTAAAATTTTAGCTGAAGTAATTGAGTTATCTGCAGGTATTAAAACATTTGGTGGTATTGAGCTACCTGTAACTGATAACGCTGCTATATAAATAACAAGTGTTTCACTTGCTAAAGTTCCTGAATCCCAAGTAACATTAACTGTAGTATTTGAAGAAAATGATGAACTAGATATAGTTCCAAATATTGTTCCTGTTGAACTTCCAACTGCTTTTACTCTACGACTTGCTTCATAAATTGAAGTTACGTTTGCTCCATTAACTGTAAATGATGTTCCACTTACATATGCAAATGTATGAGCTCCATCTCCATCTCCATAAACAACCCATTGTGAGTCATTGTACCATTCTCTTATATCAGCAGCAACAGCACGAAAAGCATTGTTGATGTTTGAAGGCAACATACCTTCAGCAATAGATACACCTCCTACCGATGTATTACTACCTGCTGTACTACTATAATCTTTTATTCCTGCCATTTATTACTCCTAATTCATAAACCAGCTGAATGCTTTATCGCTTTCAGTATTATTTTTGTTAATTAATTCGTTCACACTTTGTTCTAATTGTCTTTGAAAGAATTCTTGTGATTCAAAAGAATATCTTACATTATCTATATCTATCTTGTCTGCCATTATCTATATCCTGCTTGTGATGCAACAAGATCTATACCTTGTGCATGGTTAAAATTAGTGCCTGAAGCTATTTTAACATTTGCTCTTATGTATCTTCCTGATTGTCTAACAGGATTGATACCACTATCTACCATTGTAGATGAACTAGATTCTATTTCTGTGTCTGCTAATCTTTCTCTAGTTTTAACAGTAACAGTTGATACTGCATCTACTATTGGTCTAACTCCTGTGAGATTAGTTCTAGCACCTGGAAATCCTTCAATTTCTGCTGTTTCTATTTCACATTCATTAGAGTTTCCTGAAAAGATTGCAGCTTTAAAATCTTCATTTATTCCACCTAAAAACATTTGTCCACCTGACCAATAATCTGTATCTAATGCAGCATTAATATCTTCAAGATTTTGAGAAATAATATCCATTAATTCTACAGTAAATGCTCCTACAAATTGTGGAAATATTACACTTGTTTGTGCTTTTGCTAAAGACCATTTTTTAGTTGCATAATTGTAGATTATAATTTTATCACATATTCCACCAGATCCAGCACCATCTTTACTTGGATATGCCCACATAGCTAACTGATTAAATGGATCAGTAGCTGCTTTAATTCTATCTGTATATGCTTTGTTTAAATCTAAATCAAAAAATCTGTTTACTTTTTCTACACCAATAGGTGCTACGCTATC